TCGGAGGTGATCCACAAGAAGTGCGCCGGCGGCCCCACGATCGGCCAGCGCAACGCGCAGGCTCTTGCCGATGAGAAGCTCGAGGTAGCGCGGCTGACGCGGCATCTCGAGTACGTGAATTCCGTGCTGCAGGCCAGCGAGCAGCGCCGGAACCGTGAGGATGGGCTGTTCCGCGCGTCCCAGGAGGCCATCCGCGCGCTCGAGGCCAACGCTGCTCGCCGAGACGGCCAGCTCGCCGCGGCGCGCAACGCGCTGGCGTCGGTCACCCGGGAACTCGAGGAGCTTCGGAAGCGAACCGACTCACCGGCCCCGGCCGGTGAGGAGCAGCCAATGGACGACGCCGAGGCTCGTTTTCGGTTGCTAGAGCTCGACCCGCTGTGATACAAAGATTCACGCGGTGATGGTGGATCTAGGAGCGCTCAACGCCGCCATAGGCGGCGAAACTTCCGTGCGACGTGGTGCAGCAAGAAGAAGAGTCCTCCGGCAGGATCCATCATCACCGCTCCTATCGACGGAGGGTTTGATGACAGGTCGTCTGTTCGTGGTGCTGGCGCTCGGGATCGGGCTGATTCTGTCGATCCCGTTTGTGATGTTCATGCTCGCCGGTGACACCTACCATGCATTCGCGTTCGCTCGCGTCGCATACTCCGTGTGGGGTGGGCTCGTGACACTGGTCGTGTTCCTCTGGTTGATGGCTCCATGAAGCGGAGACAGTGATGAAGAAGGACGCCCGCATGGAGGAGTACCGTCGAATCACGACTGCCGAGTATCAGCGCCGCGACGACGAGATGTATCGTCTCAGAGTTCGTGTGGCTGACCTCGAAGATGAGATTGCCAAGATGACGACAAGAGTCCAGCGCGCGGAAGCGCAGAGCGCCGCCTTTCGTGCGAGCGTCGAGGCCATGGCTGCGCTGATCGCCAACGTCGGCCTTGCCACTGGAAAGTGAGCGACGATGTCCGAGTCTGACCAGTGGTGCACCCCTCCGTTGATCGCCGATCCGCTGGAGGAGCTCTTTCAGGGCCCGGTGGACGTTGACCCGTGCTCGAACACGCGGTCGATCGTCCGTGCTCGTCTGGCGTACTTCCGTGGCGGTCTGGTCCTGCCGTGGTGCCTGCCCGACAACAGGCCGGGGCGGCGTATCGTGTACGAGAACTTCCCGTACTCTCGCGGCGAGGCATGGACCGCGAAGGCGATCGCGGAGATGGCGTGTGGCAACGTCGCGGAGCTGGTCAGGCTGTCGCCGATGTCGACGTCCACGCAGTGGTGGGCGGACGCGTGCATGAAACCAGAGCGGAACCCGCGCATCCTCGCCCTGAAGAAGTTCGCGTTCATCGTGCCGGGCAGCACGAACCTCGGCGACAACACCTGCCGGTTTGATCCGGTGATCATGTACTTCGGTCCGTCGGCGGAACGGTTCACCAGGACGTTTGCATCGCTGACGCGGTGGACGACCTGGGGGAGGTAGCCAATATGGGAGAGAAGACATCCATCAGCTGGTGTGACCACACGTTCAATCTGTGGTGGGGATGCGAGCACGCGATCTACAGCCCGGTCAGGCAGTCGCTGTCCGCGCCGGAGTGCGCCAACTGCTACGCCGAGGCGTTCGACAAGCGCCTCGGCGGGAAGCACTGGGGGCCCGGGTCGCCGCGGAGGTTCTTCGGCGAGAAGTACTGGGCGAAGCTGGAGAAGTGGAACCACGACGCGCTCCTGGCGTGCGAGCGTCGGAGCGTGTTCGTCTCGTCGATGTCCGACGTTGGAGAGATCCACCCGGATCCGGTCGTGATGGCGGAGATGGACGCCGCGCGCTTGCGCTTCTTCGAGGTCGCCAAGCAGCTCGACTGCCTGGACTTCCTGCTCCTGACCAAGCGGCCCGAGAACCTGGCGGAGATGTTGCCGTGGCAGTTCGACTTGCCGCCGTCCAACATCTGGCTCGGGACGACCTGCGGTGCTCGGTCGTCGCTGTGGCGGATCCGCGAGCTCCGCCGGGTGCCGGCCGCCCACAGGTTCGTGAGCGTGGAACCGCTCCTCGAGCACATCACCACCGAGGAGTGGATCGCGGCGCTGCGCAGCGACAACCCCGAGGAGGACGGGATGGAGTGGATGATCGTCGGCCACGAGAACGCGCCCAAGAGCAAGATCCGGACGGCCGAGTACGAGTGGGTGAAAGACGCGCAGGTCGCCGCGCTTGCGTGCAATATGAAGTTCCACTTCAAGCAGTGGCACGACGGCAAGAAGGTCGTGCACCTGCCCATGCTCGATGGCCGGCAGTGGACCGCCACGCCGAATCGAGACTAGTGATGATGAAGCTCAGGTAGCTGAGACCGGTACTCCAATAGGACACCAGGAGATGATGATGAAGAAGCAGGTCGAGACGTCCGTGAACAGCTGGCTGGACCGCCTCCTATCCGAGGTGGCCCTTCCCGCGATCTCTGCGCTCGTTGTGGTCGGGCTGTGGAGCCACACCATGGAACATGATCGTAAGATGGATGACATGAATCAGACCATCATGATCATCTCTGCGGTCTGCGCGTGTACGCCGGCCGGCCACAGCGTGTCGACCACGAGCGCGATCGGCGATGCCTGCTTCGACCCCGTGACCTACGGGGCGATCCCGAACGACGGGGTCAGCGATCGGCAGGCGATCCAGGCGGCGGCGGACGCGGCCGCGCTGGCCTCGTTGACCTCCGGGATGCAGCGCGTGTGCTTGGGGGCCGGTACCTGGGACTGCTCGCGGTCCCCGATCGGCAGCTACAACCGGGCCGCGTGCGTGAGCGTGCACGGCGGCGCGGTGATGTTTGCCGGCGTGGGGCCCGGGACGGTCGTCCGCTTGGCCGGCGACCAGGACCAGGGCGACATCGTGGTGCTGTCCCATGACCCGGATTCGAGCGGCGGGGTGCAGGACCTGACGATCGACACCTCCGCCGCGTTCGACACCAGCGAGCAGACCCACGCGATGGGTACCACCGGCGCGTGCCAGCTCAGCCACTGCCGGCCGATCACCAACCTTTCGTACCGCCGGACGGTTTGCGTCCATCCCAAGCGCGCCGGCGAGCGCAAGGGCGACTGCATCCGCCTGCTTGGGAACACGGCGCCCGGCGCGGACGGCTCGCCGGGCACCGGGATCTACGGCGTGACGATCGAGGACAACGTGTTCAAGCAGTGCGCGCGGTCCGGGATCCAGCCGCAGCGCGGCGTGCACGGCCTGGTGATCCGGAACAACGAGTTCTGGTGTGACCAGCCGATCCACGGCGAGGCGACCGGCGGCAGCGCACCGCACGAGAACGTCGGCGCAGACATCACCGAGAACGTGTTCCACGGCGCTGAGCTGGACGGGACGGCCTTCGCGAGCGACTACGACGTCGCGCTCTCCGGGCCGCCCCGGTCGGGCCCCTACGAGGGGATCCGGATCCACGGCAACGTCGGAACCCGCGGGGTCTACCTGTACCGCACCTCAGGTGCGGAGGTGTACGATACCGCGCTGTTCGCGACCATGCGCGGCGCCGGCGGCGTGCTCGAGGTCGGGAACAGGTGCGACGGGCTCGACCTCCGCAACCTCGTGGTGGAGCGCCGCGGTGCGGATGGTCCGATCGTGCGCCTCATCTCGAGGCCGGGCGCCCTGTGCGACGGGGTGACAGTGGAAAACGCCACGCTGGTACAGGCCACGCACGGCAGCGGCATCTACGCCGAGTCGGTCAGCGACCTCGTGGTCGACCGATCGTTGTTCGCGTGGGCCGCGCCAGCCGGGCCCGACCTCGCCGGCGTCTACGTGCGCGGGACCGTGGCCCCGGTGACCGGCGTGGTCGTGAAGTCGACCTGGTTCAGCGGACCGCTCGACGTCGCGGTGCGGCTCGCGGGCGCGCCGGCGGCGATCGAGACCACGCACATCATCGGCAACCTGGCTCGAGGGCGCGGCGTGCTGGCGTGCGGCGGATCTGCCGGCCTGGTGGAGTACACCCAGAACGACTTCGGTCCGCTGTCGTGCTCGGCGGTGATGGTGCCGTGAACCTCGGGGCGAATCATGTGCCGACCGCTCGCGAGCTAGTGAGGTCTGCCGTCGGACTCGACCGCCCGGAGCGCGATCCCGACTTTCCGTGTCCATCGCGCGCGTTTGAGCCGGGCGAGCCGGCCGGAGACTGCGACACGGATGGGCACTACATGTGCGCGGAGTGCGTGCACTGCCGGCCCGGAGCTCCGGAGGAGAGGTACCAACCATGAGTGATGGTGCCGTGAATTTCGCCGCGTACTTCACGCCGCAGAACCGCACGCGGCTGTACACCCTGCCGTTCGGCGGGTTTCGCGCGATGTTCCTGAGTTGCACGCTCGGCGTGTTGTTTGCCGACGGGAAAGACTCTCGCATTGTTCTGTCGGTGCGTTTGCGTATGGGACGAGGAGGATGACCGTGAGCGAAAAATCTGACTGCCGTCACCCGTCGGACGGGACGTGCTCGTGCGGCGCGACCGTCGCGGTCGATCGCGTCGCGCTGTGGGAAGAGATCAACAGGTACGTGGCCATTTGCGGCGGCGATCCG